ACTGACTGGCTTGGATCTTGGCTGGATGTCAGCTTGTCTGCTCCATCCAAAGTAGCGATCTTGTACGTGCTAGGAGCAGCGACGATCTGCGAAGCGATAGCAGCAATGAAATCAGACCGACTAATCTTGCGAGCACCGTTAGCGGTTCCGCTCAATAAAACAAAATCATCAGCCGCAGGTGATGTGGCTGCATTGGGCAAATCTTTGACTCGTATGTAAGTGGGCATAATTAATCAATGCTGTCTAATTGTATGATGGCTCCAGTATCTGTTATGATCACATCATTAGTGTCCGTCTCAAGATAATAAGTCGTCACTAATTTCTCAATCAGACCATAACTAGCAGCACGGGCAAGAATGCTGCTTAATTTTAAAGAAAATCTAGTTAGATTCATGCAGAATCTCCGGCTTTATAACCGAGGATTGGCCCAGTTGATGTAACCTGAACCTGTGTGAAATGAAAAGGCAACAACGTTCCTGCGGGATATGTCCCAGCCACATCACCTTCGGCATCTGTAACAGTTGCGCTGTTAATTGTCGCTTCCGCAGAAAACTGAAGGCACATTAAATTCACGCCAGTGTAATTAGTCCCAGAAGCCAAAACCTTTGGCCTATAAGGGCCGTTAGTTAGAGCTTGCTTGCTCTGTAAATCAAAATCATCGTCCGTGGTTTGGACAAGTGGGTTGCTAAAATCTCGTTCTGACATGTGTTTTTTTTATGTGTTATCCCCAATCAGCCTAGGACCGGAAACCAGAAAAACCGATCCTAGGCTGTTGAGGTGGGTGTGGATGCTATCGACTACTAGCTGGAGGTGACGGTGAGACGCTTGACAGCTTCGGTGTTGGTTATTGCGAATTGGCGTGTCCAATCAACAGCGATGATGTCGGACCGTGAACGCTCATCACGATAGGTGCGAACAGAAGTCACACCACCTCGCCCAGTGGTGAAGCACTTGGCGAAGCTGGGATCTTCCATGCTTGGATTCTGGTCAGCATAAAACAGGAAAACATCAGATCCGACATTTCGTGTCTTGCTGGCAGTTGCACCAGGTAGAGCAGAATCATAAATCAATCCACCAATCTGTATCTCCACTGGGAAGATCAGCACATTAGAAATCATGTCACGGTTGATTGAAGCGAATCCGCTTTTGAATCGTGCTTGGGTTTTGGCGTTATCACGCAGGATCTGCCAAGCCAATGTTCCCATCAGCACACGGTTTGGACGACGAGCCAAGGCAGTCTCCAAAGCAACCAACTGCTCATCGAGCTGTTCGATGGGATCGGTGGAGCTGTTCCAAGTTCCTTTGCCACCTTCAGCAGATACGCTTGCCTTGATGTAGGTAAACAGATCCTTTTCGTGGCTGAGAACTGCGGATGAAACCAAGGATCGAACCTTGGACTGTTGCAGACCGACAAGATCCCCAGCATCTTCACGCTCGAAATCATCAATCGGATTTTCCAACGCATGAGGAACAAGGTTCAGTTGACCATCAGAAGCAAGCCAAGGAATTCGATTGGCAGGGCCACCGATTGCACGTTGGGTTTCAAATGTTTTCCAACTGTTGACTTGATTGTAGATTTTGTAACGACTGCGGGCCGAAGGCACAGTGACCTGCGGGCAGATGAAGTTTGCTGCTTCGTTCTCCAGATCAGGCATGATTGCCTGAGCGAAGGTTGTCAGCATTGGATTGCTTGATGCACTAGAAATTGCGCTCATTGTATTTGTATCCTTTCAGTAAAATTAACGGATTGTGATTATGCAGTGACGCTGGACACATTCAGCAATCGTGCCTTGATCAACCCACTGTTTGCTCCTGTTTCAAGGGCTTGTGCAACCGAGTTTTTAGCGGATGCAGTCGCTTTGAAAGTTCCATCAGTGTGAGTTCCAAGGAAAGTCCCAGGATTCACCGTTCCAGCAGAGCTGTGCAGTTTGACGTAAACAATGGCGTCAATGCCAGCCATAGCAATGCTTGATCTGCTTCCAGATTCAGCACCATCGGTGATCACGCCGATCGTATCGACAGCAGTGTCAGAGGTTTGCAACGCAGCTTTCCCGCTGGAAAACTTGACTGCATAACCTTCTTTGTTCGTGTGATCCTCGTTGGCTTCCAACGTGGTCAACAGGGTTTCTTTAACTATTCCGTATTGCATTTTCGGATCTTTCTAAAATTGTTTTTTCAGTTTACTTGAAAAGTTCAGGTCGTGCGGATCTGGCTGCTTCAAAAGCATCTTGTCCAGACATGCCTGGGTTTTTGGCTTTGATTTCAGCAACGAACGCATACATCTGATCGGATGCTTTGACCTGCTTGGTGTCACCTTGATTCTTCGGTGTGATCGAAGCAGTCAATCCATCAGCGGCGTGAACAGGCATTGACTCGATGAATGCCTTGGCATTGACCAGATCAACACTTGCAATGGCTTTCAGGGCATTAATTGCCTTGTCATCCTTTGCCGTGATTTTCTTGGCGTTGACGGCAGAAGCCACAAGATCATTTATTTCACGATCCTTGGCATCCGACTTCATTTTTTCGTTGTCCTCCTCCATCGCCTTGTATTTGGCTTTCAGGGATTCAACGGTTTCCTTGAGTTCCTTGTTTTCGGCCTCAAGCTGATCCATTTTTTTCTTTTCGTCTTCAGACATGATTTTGTTTTTTGTGGGTTTGCATCGTGCTTCTTCGGGCATTTCTGAGGCCGAAACGAAGCGCAAATCAGAATTTGTGATTTCTTTTGCAGCCATTACCGCTGCAATTTCTCGGAAGGCAGGACGGTTGACCAATCCTCCAGCATTAGGAGTTGTCCCGATCACCCTGCCCTTTGCATCCGTCAAAAAAGACGGAGAAAAACGTTTGTAAGATCCACCCTTGATTGCCTTGGCACCGTCTTCAGTCCAAACGACTTTCGCACGAATGCCACCAGTCTTTGGATCTTCTCCACCCCAGAAAAATGATTGAACCCATCCAGATGCTTCCTTGTCATCATGATTGAAATCGAAGTATGCCTCAAATCCTTGTGCTTTGATTTCCTCCAGTGACTTGTTCAGAGCTTCGACTATTTCCTCCGAAACCTGAACAGTAAGCTCGGCAGGTTCTCCGTTTTTGGAAGCAGTGATCTTATGCTCTCCAGCAGGCATCCATTGGATGTCAGCAGGTGGTTCACCGCTGAAAACGATCTCATTGGCACTGCGTGCTGTTATTTTTGCAAAGCTGATCATTTTAATATTTGTTTGCTTCTCAAGTGTCTCTCAAACCCTTGAACAAACTTTTCGGCCAATTCTTTTTCACTTGGAATTGCCCCAGGCCAAGGTTTCTGATTCACACTCTGTTTCAGCAGATAGTGGAGCTTTAATGATCCGTCAATGCTTTCTGCGAGAAATTTCTCATTTTTTTCTGACTTCCAAACGAACAGCTTTTTTCCTGTCTCACGCTCAAAAGTTGCAGCCCTAATTGAATAAGCCTCCTTTGAAACTGGAATTGTCAGGTATTGAACTCTCTTGGCCTTGATCTCTCCACCATAAACCTTTTGGGCAATTCTTGGATCGAGGATCTTGATGATTGCTTCATTGCCCCGTGCGACTGGAGGTTGAACAGCCCTGCCAATGTCTGCCCAAAAGTTCGTCCGTTTTCCCCCAAGTTTGTTCGGCTCTTTTCGGTTTTTGGCTGGATAATATTCTGTTCTCATCCAGCTTTGAACACTGATTGCAGCGTTTTTAATAGCAACAGCATGAAACTTAGGTCCACCCATTTCCTTGAGCAATTCCGGAATTTCAACTGTGATTTTCTTAATCACTCGTTTTGATCAGGGTTGGTTATGCTGAACTCATTCAGACGTTCAAACGCACCATTGGCAGCAGCAGATCCCATTGCCTCCTCCAACGCATTTGCCAGAGCATCATGGTTGATCGAATCAAACAGTTCGGGCATTGAACGTGAGAGTTCTTCCATTGCCTCGATTACTTCCTTGTCGGATTTGTTCGGATCTTGAGCAGCCATCAGAACCTTGGCGAATGCAGGACGAGCAGGTGCAAGCCATTCGGCAGAGACTCCGGTCAGCGATTCCATCACGGCATCTGTGAGCCTGTCATTGTTGGATGGAATGTTCTTGGCATTGACCTTGGAAGGATTGCAACAATCGCAATCATCATCTGTCACGATCTCTCCAGACCAATCACTTGCATCAAGCACATCCTGAACTGTTTTCCCCTTCTCCCACATCTTGCATGACCAATATCTTGCCTTCCACTTTGGACCTGGATCATCACAGTTATGACGGTTCCTGAAATTCGATCTTCGTTCATCGTCATCACGCTTGATCTCCATGTTTGGATCACCGAATTTCACAAGGACAGTGTTTCCCTTGTCATTTTTGACATAAACCCCGAACTTTTTATCATCTCCCTTTGGAAGCCTGAAAGGATTATTCAATCCTGCCCTTGGTTCTTCCTTTGCATTGATCGGCTGCTTTCCGAAAAAGGAAGGTGACTCAACCACTGACTGTCGGATGGTGTCCTCGCCTTCCTGCGGAACTCGGATCTTGTGTCGTTCATAAATCTGATCCTTCGGAAGTTCCATGCCCATGCTGATCAGGATCTGATCTCTTGTTGCCATCTGAACAGGATCTTCGGCAGATTCAAACCTTGTTTGGAGATATGGAATCTCATCAGTGTCTCCGAAATTGAAGGAAATGGCTTTTCGGATCACTTGATCATTAATGTTCTGCGCTGCCCAATCACAGGCATCCTTGAGGTTATCTTGGCGAACAGCAGCATGAACATCTCCCAAAGCCCTCGATCCTGAATCACCCACATCTGTTGTGAGTGTTTGCCCAAGGATCAGAATATCACAAACACGGTCTGCAAGATCAATCAAATGGTTCTGAGGGTTATCGGATCCGTTCTTGGATGCCTCAAGGATCTGAACTTCTGATCCTTCAGGAATCATTGCATATCCTGCGGCAGCAAGATCACGCAACCAAAGTTCAAGGGCATCTTTGTCTGCTTCACCCATGTTTTTGCCATACTTCGCCACCCTCAACGGTATACCAAAAATCTGAGCATAACGCATGAGCCACTGACGCCCAAAGATCATCCCCGACCACCAGAATGCCAGAACACGACTAAAGCCATACGTCAAAGGATTCCCTGATCGAGTCTTGTATCGACCAACGAGAAACTTTTCATCTGGCATTTCAGTATATCCCCGTGATCCGATCCCTTCGATGTTCCGAAGCATGATCTCCGTCCCACTGGAATCATATCCCCAGAACTGCGGGTGGACCCAATAAGAAGCCCTTGGCGTTATCTCACCATTCTGATTCCAGTCCCAAAGCAACTCCTGAACACTGATTCCCTTGCCGATGGCATCACACAGATCATACACCATATCTTCGAAGCCGTTTTCATTGCGCTTCGGAACTGGTCGCATGTTGTCGATCATTCGACGGACAAAATCAGCTTTTTCCTGAGCCCTTGGGCTTGGTTCCTGTCCCTGCTCTGCGAATGGTTGAACAACAAACTCTGCTCTGGATGCTGCTTTCTTGATCTCGTGCAGGTTCTTGGCAAGCCTTGGCCAAGTGTCCTCCATGATGGCATAAAGATCATGCAAGCTCTGCGGATCTCCGGAAAAGGCTGACTGAAGAAGCCCACGAACTTCCGCAGGATCAATCTTCTCATTTAAGAACGGATAGAACTTTTCACGGAACGAAGGCGTGATAATGCGGTCACTGACCTTCTTTGTGGTCCTTACTCGCTTTGGTTTTGGCGTTTGGTCTTGAGTTGCCATATGATTCTAAAATGTTATTCCTCTGCTGCTTTGGGCTTTTGCTGTGCCTAGTTTGAATCCGCTTGTTGATCTGATCACCCCGTCATTTGATCCCCGTCTCATTTTTTCGACGGCAAGAGCCAATGCCATCACACCGTCATCATGCATTCCATCTGGTGCTGTGTATTTCACTCCCCCACCTGGGCTGTATTCATACGTGAAAGACTCAAGCTCAGATTTTAATGCTTCGTCGAAGAATCGAACCCTGTTTTGCTGAATAGCAGCACGAAGGCCCATCATCAAGGCTTGTTTTGAGGTTGACGAGAACTTGAAACCCTCAAAATTTGATCCCTCCATGATCAGATCCTCCACAATCGGATCACCGACACCCGTGGAATCAATCAAGGCTGGATTCCATTCTGTCATTTCAATGATGCTCTGTTTCGTCTCTCCCCATGACTTTTGGAACCTGCCATTAAACACTTGGCAACCGTCTTCATCGAGTCCGACACCCCAAGTCCAGTCATGGCTTTTCGCAAGATCCCAACCAAACCATATCGCAGGTTTATGGCTTCGTTCACCGTAACAAGCCCTGATTGCATCAACTCCAAACGGATTGCCACCATCATCGGCTGGCACCCCAAGGTATTCCTGCTTGTAAACCGCATCAGGCAGATCCTTTTGAGCATCGGCCAATTCCTGTTCCAGATCCGGAATCGTTGGATTGTCGATTGTGCCAAGCCTCCAGGATTTCCAATCCCGATCCCCACGCTGCCCCTTAAGAAATAACTGGTGAAAATAGTTCTGCCCCTTCGGTGTTCCAAGCACCCAAGCTCTGCCCTTGTAATCTGTCAGTGTTGGCCTGATGTCCTGCTCCCATCTGGATTTCAGATCCCTGACGACTGAAGCCTCATCAATAATGATCCCGTGATATTTGCGACCACGACCAGCATCAGGCTTTTCCAGCGACCAGAAATCAAACCTTCCCCCATTGATCAAATGGATCTCCCTGTTCTGCTTGTCTGTCTTTCTGATCAAAGGGGCAAATGATGCCTCAATCTCGTTCCACTGCTCAGACATTGATTTATAAGTGGGAGCAAACCAGCCATAAGTTTTCCCCATGATCCCAGCCATACGCAGGATGTGCAGTCCCATCGTGGTTTTGCCGAATCGACGACCGCATTGCAGAACATTAAAACGAAGGGCAGCATCGAGAATCCGTTGCTGCCCTGAGTGTGGCTTTTGAAGATTGATCCCTTGGTTTAATTCTTGAGCCATGCAGGTTCCTTGATCGGCTTTCCATCCATCGTGACATGCACATGGATCTCACCGTTGTTATCAAGTTCCATCTTGTCAGACATCCCACAAAAGTTTTTTAAGGCGAAGATCAATAGCTGATCACGATCTTCTTTGATCGCCCTATGCAGGAGCTTCATTCTTAGGCTTCTTGCAGTTGCTGCTCTGCCCTTGTTGTAGAGCTCTCGGAATTCAGAATTTTCCTTGGTGAATTCCCTGTTGATCGTTTTGACATTAACACGAAGAAAGTCAGCAATATCCTTCTGCGTAAATCCCATGTTGCCGAACGACTCAGCCGCTTCAATCGGCATTTCAAAAGACTGTCTTCCCCGTTTGCGTTCACTGCTGATCTTGATTTTTCGATCTTTGATTTTCATTTCTCTTAAATTTTAGCTATTTTTTTTGCAAAGATAACTCAAAACTCACTTTCAATCTTGATTCAGATAAAGTTGCACCTGTCAAAATTCCTCCACGACCTCGCATACATCCTTGATGTTTACCAAATCTTCCAAATTTTGTGCATTTCCATATTTTATTTTTTTTGAATGAATGTATTAATGCTGGATTTGTTGTTGTTATTAAAAATCGAAAACCGTTGTTGATGTATTCATTTCCTATAATTTCACAAAACCTAGAACCAATTCCCAATCCTTGAAAATCAGGCAAAACAACCAAACGATGTATTTTTTTTAAATTTTTTGACTTTGGATGTGGTAAATGCAAGACGCTTAACCATGCGGCTAATTTATCTTCAACCGTTAAAACATAACAATGAGCAGCGTTGTTGTGACTGCTATCTAAATAGTGAAATCTTTTAAAATTATTCCATAATTGTTTTTTGGGTTCTGCGTAAATTTTACATTGGAATTTTTCTCGTTTTTTTTTGAATTGTTTTGCTGCATGTTGTCAGTTCTAAAAACCCAATCCGGTTCCAACCATGCTTCTATGTCATCGTGGCAACTGACTGCAATAAATCTTTTATTAGTTTTTTGAATGGCCTTGTTTACGGCACAACAAGTTGTTTTAGCTATTGTTCTATCAATAACGCTTGTAAATTCATCAAAAACAATATCCTTTTTTTCTGATAAAATACAATATGCCAATTCAACTCTCATTTTTTCGCCGTTTGACAAAACAGAATATGGCTTTAGCCATGATGGAGCAGAACTGAAACCACATAAGGTGAAAATTTTGGCAATATCATCACATGATGCATTTTTTGGCATTTCTTCAAAAACTGAATCATTTCCAAAATTTGGTTTTAAAATGTAATCATCAAATAATTGTTTGGCTATGGTGGTTTTCCCAGTCCCACTTGCTCCCACAATTAAACCAACTTTCCAATCTTTTGGAGGATCAATTTGTCCTTTAAATCTTTCTGTGATGGAATTGGATTGTATGTCAAATTTGCCAATGACATATTCATTTCTGAAGGTTTTTTTTGCTTCTGTTTTTTTTATAATGTCAAAATTTTGCATGTGATTCCTTCTTCAGAAAATTTTTCAAACAAAATTTGAGCTTCGTTTTCATTTTTACATTCAACTTCAATTCTCCATTGCTCTTGTATTTTTTCGGACAAATCATCAATTTCATTCTGACTTTCTTCATTCAGAAAATCAAGATCACCAAACCCAGTCAGATCCAGATCAAAACCTTCAAACACATCATCTGTGAGCAATCCTTTCAGAGCATCCTGATCAGCTTCGGCAAGTTCTGCGATACGATTATCAGCAATCATGTCGGCATATTCTGACGCTTCGTCCTTGTATTCCTGAACATCGACCGGAACCTCAGAGCATCCCAATTGCAAGGCAGCAGCGAGTCTGCCGTGACCTTTGACAACATAGCCTGACCTCTTGGAAACGGTGATCGGATTTCGCCACCCTTGATGCCTGATGATCTTTGCAAGCAAACGGATCTGCTCTGCTGGGTGAGTGTTGTAATTGCGTGGATGCTCTACCAATGAAGCAGGATCACGCATTTCTGTGTGAGAGCAAAAGACTTGTGGATCTTCTGGTTTTTCGAGTTTTACTTGGCCCATTTGAGTTCCCAACCTTTCTGATTTGTTTTGATTCCTAATGCTTTTTTGAGTTTACCAAAGATTCCCTTGTCCATTCTTGATCCATCAACAGACAGGGCTTTGTTGAATTCTGATTTCGGATCTCGGATCCGTTCCTTCGGTTTGATTAAGCCTAATGCCACCGCCTCTTCCCTGTCAACCTCCTGAACATCCATCTGTGAGTTGAACCCCCAAGGACCATGCGGAACACCCAGGCCACCGATTTCCTTTTTGTTCATCTCAAGCCAGAACTTGGTATCATCTTTCCTCCGGACCACACCTTCGTTCTTCTTGTGCAGCGGTCGAGGTTCTTTCACATTTGCAATCCTGACAAATCTCCAAGCTGGGAAAGTCTCTGTCACATCAGGATCAACTGAGGCCTGAAAGTTACCATATCCATAAGCGGATCTCAGATTTGTCTCAAAGATCAACCCAAGCCGTCTGGCAGAGCTAACGTCCATCATCTGAGTGATCATGCTTTGATCAGCCTTGCCCATGCCTTGGGGAAGCGGATTGCCCATGCCCTCACGTTCTGTGACCTCCTGCATCATGTTGATGAAATCACCTCGGCTTCCGGTCCGCAGGGCTGTGGTTCTCTCACCTGTTGGCGTGATCACTTCCTCCCTTTGGGCTGTTAAGAAATCATCAATCGCTCTTTTTGCTGATTGAAGGAAACGAGCCGAAGCTACCCTGGATGAAAAGAAAGCCCGATCCCGAATGGAAGCTGAAACGTCAGCCCATTGTTTTGAAGTCAATCTGCTTCCGATTTCCTTCCGTGCTTTGAGACGTTTAATTGCCTCCTCAAATTTCATTGGTTTGTTGAGATAAGCCATTGATCAATCCTTGATTCCTTTGCTGGGTTTTTTGGCGATAAAAAAGCTGTGGTTAGTTATTGAGAAAAGATCCTTGCCCCTTGGCATATTTCTGGAGTCAAAGAACCGATCACATGCATCCGAAATCTCTTTTGCATGAGCCAAAGAAATATCAATCCCGATTTGATATTCATGCTCGATTGGTTCTGGATCTTCCACTTTAAAACCTTGACATACTCTTATCACAGGTGTGTAAAATTTCATAGACATTTCTTGACTTGCCCTTCTTTAAAGAAAAGACCTGCAACAATTTCTGACGGAAATCATTGCAAGCCTTTGAGTCTGTTTGGTTAACGATGTAAATTGTCCTTTTCTGGTTTTACTGTTTTGATCTTCGCACTGGATGCCATGATCCATCTTTGATCGCTGCCTTTCTGATTCTACTATGTTCGTTTTTGCAGGTTTTGCAGTGGTATTGTCTGTCGTCCTTGGCACGGCTGTTGTGGGCAAACTCATTCAGCAGTTTGGTCTGGTTGCAGCCACCGCAGTGTTTATTTTTCATGCTCTCACCTCACCTGACTGTAATCTGAGCTGGTCAATTTCGTCTTCAAGTTCCTTGACGATGTCACCCAAGCCCTCAAACTCCTCCAATCGTTGAACTTCGTCATAGTATTCCTTGGCTTTGTCCTTCCATTCCTGCCCCCAAGCACGCAGTTCTTCACAGGCTTTGCGTGCATCTTCCAAGTCACCGCAAGCCCCGTCGAGGTCTTCAAAATACCAGGTGGCGTTGGTGATGTCGTCAATGGCAGAGTCAAGTGTGTCCGCTTCCAATGCGTTCTTGAGGCATCTCATGCCTTTTTCAACCTTCCCAAGCATCTTGTCAATGAGGGGGCATTTGGACTCAGGTTGGGGGACAACTCGGTGTAGTCTTTCTGAGTTCATGCTTTCCCCTCCATGATTTCTGTGGCGAGTTCATTGAGTGACTTCGAAACACATGCAGACAGTGTTGTATTGTGAAACGATTTACAGAACAGCTTGACTGCCCGTCTCTCAACCTCCTCCTTGAACTGCTCAAGGTGGACGTAGGGTCCAATATGGTGATGGTGGTTTTTTAGGTCGGATGCTCCGCAGTCCTCGTTGCGGTCAAAACAGTCAACAGCATTAAACGCCAGCCACACCGTCATTGGCGGTCGGTTGGTGGTCATGGCAAAAATCCTTGGTTAAGTGCTGATAGTATTGCTTCTGATTTAGCTTGGATGATGCTGTCTTCATAACCATGTTGTCCATGTATCCCTTCAGCATCCCAGGTCCACCATCCAGCACTGGAGTAAACAGTAGCTGCTGACGTTCCGTTGGAGCGCATCAGTTCCCATTTTAAAAGCCCATCATATTCTGTGCTTTGTTTCCATTGTATCATAATCTTCTCTTTCTAAATTGGACGGGCAGCCAGTTTAAACTGGAATTCAGGGAGCGACCCTGCGTGTTGTATTTACACCACTGCCCGAAATTGGTGGCCAGTCCGGTTTCTTACCGGAGCCGCTGAGCCGGGTTCTCCTAGCCTCTGCGCGGTGTTTGCTGGCCGTTAATGTTAGCCTCCAGGATTAAGTTTTGCCCGAACCGCTGCGTCTTTTGCCTCAAGTAACTTCCTGAGTGCAACTGTCCGTTCGGGGCCAGGGTGAATTGAATCCGTGACTGCTTCCGCCAGCAACCCAAAAGGCTTTGATACCTCTTGCAGTTTTTCTGGCAGGTGTGTATATGCGAACCATTTGAGCATTATTTCTTTTTCTTCCATTATTTTTCTTTCTGTTGTGTCCAGCGCGGTGTTTGCTGGCCGTTAATCATTCATCTACCTCCTTGCAGACTCTGACCTTGCGGCAGGTGTATCCGCGTAGCTCCATTGTAGGCCACATATCAAAATGAGGGTTTCGGTATCCAGCAATTTTTTTACTCATGGCAATGCTGGTATCTTTTGTTTTTGATGTGGCTTGAATTTCTTCACCTTGAAACACCGCCCAAGCATCAAAGCCCTCATCATAGGCATTGACCTTGGCTCGGAGGGTGGCGAGTTCTTCCTCAAGTAGTACACATTTCAAAAGCAGCTCTGCGTTCTCCAGCTTCAAGGCTTCATGCTGTCGATTTTTTTGTGCAATTTGTCGATTTATCAAATCGCAGCATCCGTGCCCCTCGTTCTCTGGACAGTTTAGCGGATCTCCAGAACACTCTGGGAACAATTCTAACTTTTCTGATTCGTCTTCTGGCATATGTTTTTTGATTTTATTTTTTAGCTTTCATTTTTTTCATTCGCTTTTCTCTTGCTGGATTATTAATTTCGCAACGCAGAATTTTAAACCCGTGAATTCATTTTTTGCAAACGCATCGAAATGTCTCCGCATTTTATCAAGATACTCCTGACTGCGCATGAATCTCATAGAGCCGTTCACGGGCTGCCCGTCACGATTGAGATAGATAATAACGTCTACCCCATCATCGGAGGCCTTCGCCTTGGCGCGTAGGGTGGCGAGTTCTTTCTTCAGCCGCTTATTCTCCTCCATGTAATAGTAAGCGTAATCTGTCATTGTTTTTTCACTCATTGCTTCCCCTTTCTGAGTTTGTTGATGTATTCCCCGAGATGCCTCAACTCTATGGTAGACGGGTCGTCCAACACATTATGCACCCGCCACAGCAACTCCACCAGCTCCTCGGCGGTCGGGATTGGGAGCCATTGGCCACCCATGTCAACAACAGGTTTCCCAGGAATGTAAAAAGTCTCAAAAAAGAAACGCTTGTCATAGTTTTCAAAAACATTTCCAATCTCCCACTCATACTCGTCTGACTCGCGCCAGTAATACCGTCCCGGCTTTGTTGGTAATTCAGTGCTCATAGAAAAGCCTCCCCTGCCTTGTGCCAGCCTGCTGTCTTTTGCACACGCTCATTTTTGTCTGCTCGTATATCACCAAAATATGCTCCAACAAATGGGGACAAATGATCCTCTTCCATTCGATTCCATGATGGAATGCAGAATGTTGCTCCAACAAGTTCATCAGGCCTTGCCCAAACCCTGCCATCTGCGGTCGGTTTGGCGTATGCCTGATTACCCATACTCAACCGTGACCTGCCACCGTGGGAGTAGATGCACTGAGAATACCCGAAAAATCGATTGAAGCACGTCTGGACTGCTTGACCGCTGTAAAATATCCCAGCCTGTTTACGGCTTCCGTTATGCTCCATGCGATGCGGTCCTTCAATCTGGTTGTGGCTGATTGTCGAGTCTCCAAGATAAACGTCATCCCCTGATCTTGCTGATTTCGGCATCCAGTCTGCATCGATGTGCGGACCGTGGAAAATCCCGATGTTTGATCCTTGGTGTGACTGGATGTTGTTGTTGATGATTTGAAGCCTGTCAGGGTTCTGAGCCAGATAAACCGGAACACAGTTGTTGTGCGCCACAATCATGCATTCCCTGATTTCCTGTTCAAACGGCCTGACAATCATCCCGCTCAAAAGCTCAGTGGCAGGCTCGGTGTAAATCCCGATAGGATGTCCCACGCATGGGTTCCACCCGAAAATGGATTCAACCTTCAGCACCTTATCACCATCTCCCAGCGTGCGGATTGCTGGACCCCATCTGGTCACTGACTTCATTTGAAATCGGCCAGGTATCCGAATGGTGTTATGGAAGCGGTATTCATTACCGGAGAACAGTAGGGTGATCACTGGCATATGAGTTGATCCATACCAACCTTTTCCTGACGGTGAGTTTCCAAATTCAGACTGAAACCTTTCCTCCCCTTCTTCCCAAAATGGTTGCTGAAGTTCCTGCCCTTTCCTGATGGCTTCCTCCAGTGATTTGTCAGGGTTAGTGTGATCAATCATCAATGTGTATTGATCCTGATCGGATTGCGGTTTCATGTCTTTCAGGAATTGCTCCATCACTGAAACCGTGATTGATTTAACATCGTCTTTAGACATTATGCCAACGAGCCTGTTCTCAAGGTTCTGAATTCTGGCACTCTGCGTGTTTATGACGTTATGTTGAGCTTGAATCAGCTCTTTGGTTGTGTCTGGCAGTTTTGCCAGTTCTCCGATTGATTCGGCTAATTTGATCAGTTCGTTCATGGTTTTTCTTTCTCAAAATGGCACATCGTCATCATCCATTGCGTCAATGGCTGGTGTGGTTTCCGGTGCTGGTTTGTGTTCTGTTTTTTGGATCTCCATTTTCATGTTTCCGATAATCGGTCCTCGTTGACCTGCTTCCCTTGCCTCCCTGCTGATGCCTTGGCAAATGGTGTGAGTGTTCCCGTATTGATCAGGTCCATTTTTGTTTTCCCAGATCACCAGATCGAGGTATTTTCCATTCTTGCCTGCAAACAGATGTTCTTTTTCGATTCTGCTTACGTTTATTTTTGCTGTGATCATAACTCTGTGTTTTTTAGTTTTTCTTCGATGTTTCGGTATGCTTTACGAAATGCTTTGTTGGTTTCGATCAATGTTGGAACAGTCTGCCGTGCATGTCGAACTGAACTGCCCTTTTTCCGGTTGAAATAATAAGCGACCGTCAAATCTGCTGCTCCCATATATCGCCAAGCCAGATATATTGCAGCCATTCTTGGGAAGCTGATTGCCTCAGTTCTAGAGTTCCCCTTGATCGCCATTGGAAAGACTCCAAATTCTTGGGCTGTTGTCTCTATGATTTTTTCAATGGCTTGCTTCATGTTGCCTCCGTATATGTAAATCCACGTTCCTCCTGGATCAGTTCGTATTTATTTGCCAGATCCGTAAATCCAGCTTTCCGACAAAACCAGACGAGTGTCGCCTCTGCTTGGGAGTGAGCTATCTGGCTTGATGTTGGGTTGATCTTGCTCAAGTGGTTCAAGGCATGTTTCTCGGTTACTCTTGCCATGTCCCATTTTTGGGCTTTTTGTTCCGCTTCGGTCATCAGTTGTTCGGGTTTGGTTTATCCATGTATAATTTGAAACGCTGAAGATTTCGGTTCGGTTTTGTTTTGATGGTTTTTAGGTGTTCAATGAATTTCTTGTTGCCTTCCTCATCAAACTTTGGTTCAGGCATGTCTGTTGGTAAATTATTTTTCATTTTCTCAAGTTGTAATCGGTTGTTCTGACATCCACGATTTTTGAACCGTCACGCATGAATCTGGATGCTATCCTCGGATCAAGCTCTGCAATATCTGTCATGCCCTTGTTGCTTGTGATGATCGTCCATTTTCCGACTCTGGCACCAAGCAGCGTGTGAAGTTTCTCGGTTGAAAACTCGCTCAGACGTTCACTTGCCACATCATCAAGCAACAGGTAGTTCCAATCCATCATATCTCGGTATCGTCCGTAAGCATTGCCTTCCCTCAGTTCCTCAACGAACCTTGGCCAATAAATTCGGTCTGGGAAATATGCTCCCACCTCTGAGAAATCTGGTCTTGTTTTTAACCATTTCCAGAGTCGATTTGCCGTGTGAGTCTTTCCGACTCCTGAGTTACCTAACAGGATTAGCCAATGCGGGGCCTCAGATGCCCGCAGAGACGTTGCCCAGCGTGCTGCGGCATCTACCATCCTCTTGATCTTTAAATCGCCGCACAGGTCAATTTTCATCCACGAGGCCCACTCCTGCGTATTGACTGGCGAGTCCTTCGTTTGCTGTTCCTTTGGAACGGTCAATTTTTTGCTGATTTCCAGTATTTTTTCCATTGGTTTTGTATTCCTTGTCCTTGGCTGCCCATCTTGGGAGTTTGATTCTCCATTTGATCAGGCTTCCGTTTTTGATCCACCCATTGTTGCACTCATGCCATTCCCAAAAACTAATGGCAGAGCTTTCCAGAATTCCCATCATTGATGCAGCTTGCTTCACCTCATCCAAGGTTGGGATTTCTGGATTTTCATGTGAGGGCGTACTCTCTCTTTCTGCTTCTTCTTCTTCTTCTTCTTCTTCTTGTGTTAACTTGTGTTTACCAATGTTTACATCCTTTACATCTTTTACACCTGATGATTTGTTTTTACGGTATTGCCTCATGTATTCCCGCATGTATGCCTTTTTTTCTTCATCACCTCTCCTCTGCCGAAACTTTTCTCCATTAATCATGAAGAATCCTCCTTCAACTTTTTTGATTCTTCTGCCTTCCTCTTCGGGTGATCTGCTATCTGGATCAGGAGATGCCAGCTTTTCAAGAGCCTTTTCACAATCTTCACGACTTACCCGTGCAAGATGCGCTAGTCCTCCAACAGAAGCCCTCACAACATAATCTGGCCCCATCCTTGCCAACATTGTGATCCAGACGATTCTTGTCTTGTCATCCTCATTCCAAATGCTGGAATCAGTAATCTCTGCCCATAATTTCGTAAAACCGCTCATTGCTGTAAAGCTAACAGTTAAATGTTAAATGTAAACACTTTTATCCATCATAACCAGCTCCAACGCATTTCCTGAGTTGTTTCCGGACCCATTCACCTCGGCTCAGATCCCCACGGGCCTTGTCCCATATCTCCCACTCGTCAGGATAAAGGCTGATTGTCCTGCAAACTGATTTCCGTTTCTTACTTGGTCTTCCTAATTTCATCTCGTTTAATTGTCTGATTGATCGCTTCGATTGCTTCATCCATGCTTTTGATCACGACTGCTGATCCTCGCCATGTTCTGAAAAACTGTTCTTCGTCTGGTGTTAATTTACGTGCTGATGGTGGCTTGGATCCGTCCTTGATCTCCATTAAAATAGTGTAGCCGCCAAAGCCGACCGCAATGTCTGGGCATCCTTTTCCCACTTGGCTAAGAATCAGGACACTGCATCCAGCCTTCCTTAATCCCTGCACGATCTGTTTCTGATTTGCATCGACTTTGGCAGCTCGCTTCATTCTGAATCCTTCGTGTATATTCTTGATTGTCTAACCATCCCGTCCCACTCAAAGGTGGCGACCTTTTCACCAAACAGATCCTCATTGATTTCGATCACTCTTACTAAGTCAATGTCAACTCTAAGGTATCCCACAATCACATAAGTCATCTGTTTGCGCTCCATGATCATATAGTTGCCCTCCAGACTGCCGCTCCGTCTCTCCGGTCATTATTTCGCTCGATCCAACCGTCTCGGGCAAGCTCGGTGAACCGTCCAGAAATGGTGTTCAAGGGTCTGCCTGTCTGCTCTGAGTACTCCTTGGCAGTGAGCCCATGATCGAGTGATTTTTCGACTGCCATCAGCACATCCAGTCTGATCTGTGTCATGGTTTTCTTGGCCCGATCAAATGCCCGTTTTGAGGTCAAAACCCCTCCATGTTTTCGTTCACAAATATCAGTTTTCATTTTTTTTAGCCCTTTCAATTTTTGCTTTACGAACCACTCTGCACCGTAGATTTTCGATTTCTGAATCGGTGAGGATCTCATTTTTGGGTGGCTGAATCAGTCCCAGTTTCTGACACCGTTTGACAGTCCTCTTAATAGCTTCTTCTGGGCAGTGTATCCCAGGAAAACTGTCCTTGATTTCATCCCATGTCAATGACCTGCCTTTCCATGATTGATCCTTGATCGGCTCATACCATTTCATTCCACGTTTGCTCATCGTTGACCTCCGTTTGTTTTATTCATAATTCAATTCTGATCATTTTTGTCTATTTGCATTCCAACCAGAATTTCTGCCCTGTCTTTTGCAATTCTCCTAAAATTAAGCAATGTCTGCGAAATGATCATTC